CATCTGGTGATTTCCAAGACATCATAGCAAGTTGAATTGCAATTGCTGAGTTTTGATACCCAAGCGAATTAGCAAACTTGTCAATATTGTCAAAAAGACTTCCAGGCATCCAAGTAGAATCAGCCATTCTGTGATGCACTCTGACTGTTCTGAATAAGATAATTTACAAAGTTCTTAAATGAATCTGGAGCATCTGCAGACATTGCTGCCATTGCTAAATCTGGAAGATACTCAGCAGCAATTTTTGCATTCTCATCAATGCGAGTATTATTCATTAAACCTTGTGGAAGTACTTCACTTCCTGGGCCTGGGCCAAAGTCAACGCCTGCTGTAATCGGTTCATTAGGACGAGTGGTTGGGTCAAAGAGTGTACTTAGTTGAGGCATGTTAACACCTGCGTATGGCTCTTGAGGTGCAGATGGTGTTGCTGATTGAGCAGATGCCATTGCCTGATTACCTTCTACACGCTGATTATTTACTGCTTGATTCTGTCCGTATGCAAATCCTGTATAGTTACCGCTTTGTCCTGCTCCGCCAGTACCTGAAACATTTGCTGGATTATACTGTGGTCCGCCGTTAGCGCCACCGCTTCCTTTTCCACCCATGTTTACTCCTATGCGTATTGTCTAAATATATGAATTGGTTCAGAGCACATATTGTCGTATTGAATTGCAATAGCAATCGCTTTACGAATCATTGTCTCTGCTTGATTAATAGTCTTTACTTTTTCCACACCCAGCGCTGCCAGCGCACCGAGGGCAACATCTCCGCCACTACCCATAACGTATACATTACGAATATCGGTATCCCAAGAGTAATCTTCAGAAACCGAGAAAACTTGCCCCTTGACCGAGACGAGGAATCCCCCATCAATTTGCGCAACATCGCCGTCCTCTTTCATGTCAATACCAGCATCTATAAAATTCTTTCGCATTTGCGGAATGAACTTTGTAGTCATATAGGTATTTAAATCTTCTTTAAGTGTTGGCTTGGGTTGCACATAGCCATAGTGTAAAATATTGCTTGCCCTTGAAGAACCACATCCAGCAATTAATACTGTGTTATTTTCTACTATCTTAGGTGTTTTAGAAATTTGAAAACGACCATGCTCATCACTAAGTCGTGAATCACATCCTAATACCGACCAACCGTCACCTTGTATCGCTACTAGCGTTGTCATTTTTATCCCTTAGTTGTAACTCGTCCCGAGGCCTTGCCGCTACCACTTAGGGTAGATAAAATTGTTTGCAAATCTGGTGGTGGAGTTGGTGCTGCTAAACCGCCGCCCATAGAAGGGCCTCCTACTGGAGCCGCGCCTGGAACAGGGGACGGCTGTTCAACAGGAGAAGTTGCAGCCCCAGCAGAAGGAACTGGCTGCTGTGGAGCAAACACGTCAGCAATAGCCTCTTCAAGAGACTGTCCTTTTTGACGTGCAGATATTACTCCTGCAATCTTAGTTACGATAGATGCTGGGTCTCCGCCTTGTGTAGCCATTGTTGGGATAGCCTGAGCCATCGCAGTAATACCACTAAGAAGTGATGAACGCATGTTTTCGATTTCAATCTTTTCAAGTTCTTGAGTTACGTTTACGGTGAATGGAAGTTCACGCATAGCCATATCTTTAGAGATAAGCCCTCCACCTAGAGCCTGAAGCATAAAAATAAGTCCCTGTGCGGGGTTGAGACCAGCAAGCATACCATAGCGTACATCTGCAGAGTAATCACCCTTTATGTCCTTAGAAGGCTTGTAGGTAATCTCATACGGGCTACCAGAGTCAACACCACGGATTGTCTTTTCGCCTGCAAAAATCTTCTCATCTACTTCAAAGCAGAGAGAGACGACATCACGTAGAGCAGAAGCAAAGATTGCCTGTGCTGATTTAACCTGTGTATCAAAGGCACCCATAAGTGCCTGTACGCCTTGACCTGTAACGATGCTTGCATCAATGTTACCAGAACGTCCTTCTGGATAACGTGTGCCAGCACGAAGTTCTTGGTTAAGAAGTTGTGCTTCTGTGAATGCGCCTTGTGGAATGTTTAATTCGACACGACGAACGCCCGCTGGGTTGGAGGTACGGATAACCGCATCTCCACCCAACTGGAGTTCTTGAACGTCTTGTGGTAATACGATTGGTGCCTGAACACTTTTCTCTGCTGCTTCCATTGCCAGTAAGGCGAAACGGTTGCGGAGAAGTTGAATACCTAATACGTCGTCGAATTGTCCACGCATCTCGCCATCAATAGACGGCTTACGCGCCACGACAACCATCATCTTGCCCATTGGATTCAATGCGCTAGATAAAACTAAATTACCTTTTCTAGGTAAATAAATTACAGATTGGTCCTTGTCGTAGTAACGAACCATTTCAACCTGCGCATGCAGGTCTTGCTTATATCCGTCACGGCCGAGGATTTGAGTTTCATACTCTGGGAATTGTGAAACAAGTTCCCCAAGAGTCATCATGTAGCGTTTTGCAAATGCCACACAGCGTCCGTAGCGGTCAAATTCTGGGTAAGCCCCGATTGGATTTTCTACGCGGATACGCGGCAACTTGCTTTCTTCATCCAGTTCAATCATGAACGGAACGAAACCATATGTTAGATACCAGTCTGCACCTGAGTACATCTGGACCGATAGGTCAGAGTGGACAAAGTAGTTAGATGCTATACGAGTACGCTTGTCAGCAAAAGTACGAGCCTTGTCGCTAACAGAGTTAGCAGCAGAGCAGTTGATTGCTGGAAGTGGAGCCATAACCTCAGAAAGGTCACGCGCTACCACATCAATAAAGTTGGCTACTACGTTAGCATCTACGCCCTCTGGAAAGAACTCAGGGTAAACAGATGCAATCTGGCCCTTACGGACTGCAAGTACGCTAAGGTTACGAGCATCGCGTTCGTGGTTACGGTAGCGCAACGCTTCAACGCGTGCTGCTACCTGTTCCATTGTTAATGCCATTGTTGTCCTAACGATTAAAGGGAAAAATTAATTACTTGCGACGCTTGCTATCTTTAAAATCTTTAGCAGCGGTATAGTGCTGTACTGATGAACCTTTTTGTCCAGTAGTAATTGCAGCGCCTGCTTCTTTAATCTGGTCAACAAGAGTTGATTTGCGTCCCCTGTAACTAGAATGGGCCTGACCGTTAGGTGTAATTGATGCACCAATTGCTGTTGGAATATCACGCACTTCACGTGCTACGTTTCCAACATATGATGTTACAGACTTTACTGCTTGATAAAGTGGGTTAACATTCTTACCACCTTTGTCATTAATTCCTGCTGAATTTCTTGCATTTGCCATTTGGTTTCCTATCCGTAGTTTTGGGACCATTGGTCCGCAAAGGCTTCATCTAAATTGACTGCTTGTCGCCTTGAGGCTTGAGCCTGGGTTGTCCATCGGTTCTGCATCCACTTAGATGCATTGCTGCTTTGCTGCATCATCTCGCGTATGCGGATAATGGCAAACCACAGAGCCATAACGCAGTCTGTTGGGTTCTTAGTATCTGGCTTCCAGGTAATAAGTTCTTGCACTAGGGTCTTGAGTCCTTCAGAACCTTCGTTGCTGGGTAGTTCGATAATGTTGTTGTCCTGGAAACGCCCATCACGGGTATTTCCAAACAACATAGACATTGACGCAACACCAAATGATGTGTCCCACTTGTTCTTGCCTGTGAAGTGTGAGTTCAACTGGCATCCATAGGAGGCAAGGTAGGCTCTCAAGTCATCATCTAAGGCATACGCCTTCTGGTGTGCGTTAATTTCAATACGTAGTTCTTGTGGACGGTACTTCTCGACCCACTCCTCAATCAAAGATTGAATCTTTGCAGGGCTTGGGTCAGTCATATTCACACAGTCTAGGACATAGATGCGTCCATCTGCTCTATTGTAGGTACACACCACAGCGCCCGTAGCACCTGCCATAGCAGGGTCAAGACCGATAATAGGCGTACCAGCCTTCAGAGGGCCTCGTTTGCGCATTCCGTGGACGGAACCTGCAATACAGGTGGGTGAGAAGATTGAATCTTCTTGAACATCTTCCTGTTGGTAAACCATTGCCCATACAGATGGGGCGACCTCAGAGCGACGCTTAAAGAGAGAAGGTCCGTCCCACTTGGGATATAGTCCATTTTCTAAAACCTCATCTAAGTCATTTTCTTGCTGGTCTGTTTCAGGCCAAAGCGTCTTCCAGTTCTTTGGCTTATCATCAAACTGGAGAACTGCTGGCATGGCGCAGTATGTGAACGGGGTTTTACCACCAGTCCATTGTGAGCCATCTCTAATCATCTTGTAGAGGTCTACAGATGAAACACGCGTCCCTACTATGATGAGTTTACCATGTCGGCCTAAGCGTGTGATGACTTCTTTTTGAAGCCACTCAATTTGCTTTTCCCATTCATGGGCGTTAGAACCCATCACCACGTCATCTAGGATAATCAGGTCGGCACGTGCTCCGTAAATCTGTGACCCAAAGCCCAATGCTTGGACAGTAGGGTCCTTCTCGCCAGAGTCTCGACCTGTACCTAGATAAATCATATCAGCAGACCACTGTGTAGCATCTGCTTTATACCCACCATTAGGGCCAAAGGCCGTCTGGAGTTTCATGTATCCAGGGTGAGATAGTCGGGTCTTAATAGCACCCAAGAACTTACGAGCCATACCCTGTGTCTTTGAGACAATGATTACTCGGGTGTTGGGCTTTGTTACAATCTGATGTGTTACATAATTAGTCGTGATGGTTGTTGACTTGGCGTGCTCAGGTGGCACGTTGATAAGGACACGGTTGGGGTCTCCTGGCTCATAAGTCATACCAGCAGGTAGCCATCTAGGAGTGTTGCCCTCTATAAGGTCAATCCAGTCCAGTTGATGGTTAAAGAGTTTAGAACCCAGGAAGGTCTCGGAGAACTCCGCAAAGGGCATATCTTTCATCTCGGCTAGGTCAGCCTTAATACCTTTACCCACCAGACGGGCTTTATCAGAAGCCTCTTTGAAGTCGGCGTTCTGCATGCTCCACTGGCGGAAGGCGGTGTCCTGACGGTCTACGGCAGCCATAGCGGCTGTGACGGTGGCACCCTGCTCCAGAAGGGCTAATACCTTAGCCTGAGCATCTTCTTTAGTATAAGTCTGTTTTCCAGCCTTGCGTCCCATGTTATGTCCCATCTATAAACGCCGATTTAACGTACCCTATAAACGGCATAAGGGGGGCATTTTGATAAAAAAAAATCAAAAATTACTATATATAGGAGGAGCGGAGTCTTAAACGGAGCGACTCCGTAATAATATATATATACTATAGAAGACCCGTTCAAACGGGTCTTTTCCGATAAAGTTGGGAAAGTATTTTCCCAAAGAGGTGTATGTTAAGCGTACGATGTGACGTAAGTCACACTATCCGAGGAGTACTTTCAGTACTCTGAGG